ACTCCAACTCCGTCATCTCATGGCCACCGAACTTAATCGGCCAGCCTTCCTCCACTTCTTTCACGACCGCACCAGTACGTAAAAGACCAGCAACGTAATCCTCCATGTCAGATGGTTTTTCCTGTAAAGTGTCATCACCTAAACAATGGAAGACATCATGCTCCGAGCCACCTGCTGCTAAATGAGCAGCAAACTGCCAGATCGAATTAAATGCAATGGTTCCCAGACACCCAGATTTTTGGATGCCTGTGACAACCTGTTCAAATTCACAACCACAGGCGTATTTAAAGACAGGGACTCCCTTACTATAAAGAGAATCCATTCTGTTTCGAAACACAGTTAACCATTCCTCGCGATCTTCATCACCAACGAAAATCATTCGCGGTATTAAATTTCTGATCAACGATATGTGCCAAGCGTTAACGGTCCAATCCCAACTAGACTTATCTATAGAAACCGGAACTTTACCACGCAACGTACGACACAACCAACCAAACCCACCTTTCTGGGGGGCCCATCCTGCTTTTGATGGTATTAAAGGCCAATCACTAATCATTTTGTCAAGCCAATCACCATACAATAATCGATCGATTATCGAATCGGTTATCCCGACGCCCGAAATAAGACGCCAAGATTTCTTCTCAACTTTCGACCGCTTATGCGGCTCTTGTTTAACAAAAACATGAATTGGATCGGCTTTTAAACCACCAGTAAGATCGAACCACCGTTGTTTAACGGCGGCCTTGATCATCTCAATACGTTCAGGTGCACACTTGACACCATCAAAACCAAATAAATCGCGATTTGTGGGAAACTGTCTTTTCCAAGGCCAACCGGGTGAAGAATTAAAATCTACACTCTTACGTATAAACAAATCCCAATCATCCGGCCAACCTTTCCACAAAACTTTCGTATCTACATAAACACGCTCTATGATACCAACAATTCTACTTAGATCATCAAACAAACTTACGTCAAACTGCTGTACAGAATCGATAAACTTGCGCGAATGAAAACATAGAGATTCATCAATAGCTCGATATGAACAATCTGGCCACGAATAATTATCTAGACCAGGGGCGATTTCTCGCATGATCCGGATATCTTCGGCGACTGCTTCGTTCCACTTGACGTCGCAATCGCGTC